GGCGTCAGGGTCAGCCGCATAGAACGTCCCGAAGCGGCCTTGCAGTTTCATTCCCCATGCCTGCCACGCTGCCGCTTGTGCGCGGGTCATTTTTGGCAAGCGAAATTCATACACCCACAAGTCTCCTTGTTCCTTGGCTACCTGCACAGTCTCGTTCATTGAACGGAAAATTTTGTTGCGAAACTGCACCCCGAACTTTGAAACCTGAATGCCTGGCGAACTTGGCATGGTCAATGGATATGAATAGGCCATTAGAAACCCCTTACCGTTTTAGAGAAGCCGCCGCCACGCTGCATGGCGTCCTGAACAGCCGATTTGGATGCTTCAACAAGCCGTGGCGTTGCCTGTGCAATACGCGTATCGACGCTTTCTAGCGTAGTGTCAAAATGAATGTTTTGCTCAAGCACCCAGTGCTGAATGATGCCTTGGCCTTGCGGACGCATCATTGACCCAAACTCGCGGTTGCTATAGACGGTGCCGCTGCTGTCGGGAATGAATAGTTCTGGCCCATTTTCACCCACTACAGCAGCACGGCGAGGCATAGGCCGACCACCTTCGGCAAAGCCAAAAACCCCACCAATACCATCACCAAAGAAATCGCCAACCTTCCCAAAGATGCCATCCAGAAAACCACCGAAGATGCCGCCCTTGCCGTCCTGCCCGAAGAGAATAACCTGCTTGAGCATACGCCCGAGAACCTTGATGAAATTCTCACCGTTCAATACCGCGTTCTGGAACGCTTGGTTCAGGTTATCACCAAGGCCACGGGCTGCGTCTTTGGCCTCTTGCAGTTCAGTCTTTAGATTGTCCAGTTCAACATTGGCTAAAGCATCAAGCGTATCAAGCAACTGCTGTTTCAACTCCGGTGCTAGATCAGATGCAGCCAACATGAATTGAAGTTCTTGCCTGCGCCCTGCCTGCTGGGCGGCGAGCAATTCCAACCGGCTTTCATCCGTGCCTTGTGCTTTTAGCAGTTCTTCGTTTAACTGCTTCTGCATTTCCAGAATTTCTGTGTTGCGTTGGAATGCATTTTCAACAGTCTCAAACGAAAGGTCTTCTCTATCGCTTTTTTTCGGTGTGAATTTCTCCGCAGACCTGCGAAGGTTTTCGGAAAAGTTGTCAGCACCACCACCACCACCTGCACCTGCACCCGCACCCGGCGCATCACCAACCGCTATTGGTCTGTTAGCCAGCATGATTTCTTTCGCCAGAATAGCAGAGGCAAATTGCCGGTTCACAAGTCCTTGATCAAATAAACCCTGGACATCCATCGCAGGCTTTAATTCTATACCCACGTCCCGTGCACGCGTTATCTGCATCATTGACAGATTTTTACCTGCGATTAAATCATCAAGAAGCTCTTGCGCGACATCACGTTTAACTTCATCGATAATCCCGACGATCTGCAGCGCCTTCATGGTCACGTCTATTAGCTGCGGGATTGAATTAGTTAGTGCTGTCGCTAACTGTTCAATTGCGCCTGCATTTTCGGCAACAGCAACAGCCAACTTGTTCTCAAGAACGAATTGCAACCCAGTCAGCGTGTCTTTGGCCTGAACTGATTTGCCAATCAACCCATCATCAAGAACAATGCCTAATTCGTGGGCGCGATTACGCATCTGTTCCAAGCCTTGAATGCCGTCTTTCAGCAACAATGGAAGCCGCTTGCCTGCATCATCGCCAAAGATCACCGATGCATGTGCTGCCTGTAATGAGGCATCATCAATCTTGGCAAGCGCAACCAGGCTTTCTTCCATCAACTGTTCAGTTGACTTAAATGCGCCGCCAGCTTCACGCAGGTCTACTTTCAGGGTCTTAAGCGTTTTGAGATATGTTTCGTTGCCGTCTTTAGCGAGGCCGCTTCGGCGGTTAAAACTCTCCAGAGCAATAGAGAGCTGCTCTTGGCTCAACCCTGCTAGTGATGCCGCGAACGATAATTCCTGAAATGCTTTGGTGGAAATGTTCGCCGTTTTGGAACCTTTGTCTATGGCATCTGCTGTTTCAAGGCCGCGTCTGGAAAGAACTGCCAAACCAGCAGCAGCCGCAAGGCCCATAGCGCCAACAGTCTTACCAACACGCGCAGCAGTACCACCGATCTTCTCAAGTGATGCCGCCATCTTTTCGGATGAGGTCTTGGTCTGGCGTTCGCCGTCAGCCAGCCCTTTTTTCAGGGTGGCTAAATCCGCTTCAACGCGGATAACAATTTTTTCAAGTTCCGTCGCCATATTCTACCACCAAATCCTCAATGCTTTCGCGGTCTGGGTATTTGTCTTCCCCGCCACCGCCGTTCGCTTCTTGCCACCCTTCAACGGCGGCATATAGCTCATATGGTGTCGCCTGCCAGAACTCGGACGGAGGCCACCCCATCACACCCATTCCAATTTGCATCATCCGACGCATTGGGAAGGGTGCATCGGGGTCTATTCGTTCTCCGCCCCTTCTTCGTTTCCCGTTTCTTCTTCGCCAGTGCTTATGGCACTGGTTAGAATTTCAACCACCGTGGGCATAACATTGACAATGCCCAGCTTGAAGACCTGGGGACCGAACTTCTCAATGTCCGGCACGTTGGTCCCCATCATGGATGAATGGAGAATTTGGGTAATCTCTGCCAGCGACATTTCCATTGTTGCCGCATCTTGAGCCAGCCGGAAGATTGCCTTGCCGGTTGTTTGCTCAATCGCAACAATGTTTTCAAATGAAGCCTTAAAGCCGCGCTTCTTACCACCGATGACTAGGTGAACTGTCCCTCTTGCGTTCGCCATGTGTCACCTATACCGAAGTGAAGGTCAGGTCGCCTGCACTCTCAAGCTGGATGGTAAAGTTGACCGCCGTATTGTAGTCGCCTTCAAACTCCAGGTTGGTGATCTGAAACGCACCATCAAATGTGCCAAAGTCAGGCACCAGAACCCGATAGTCGGTTTCAGTGTCAGCGAAGAAATCCGCACGGACTGTTTCATCAACAGCCGCATCAAGGAACACGCCACCGCCTGCAAATGAGCATGACTTCACGCCCGCTGCCTTCAACAGTTCACGGAAGTGGTTGGTGCTGTCCTTGTTGGTAATGTCCACAGTTTCGCGGTTGAGTGCGATACGAGTGGGGCGCAAGCCAGCGAAAGCCGTCCAACCGGACATACCATCGCTGACATACAACAGCATGTCTTTACCTGCTTGTTCTGCCATCTTTCAAACTCCTAAGTTTCGTGGGCCAGAATTTCAAACCGTTGCACAGAATGATACGTCACACCGTCAACGTCTAGTATTGTCTCACCGAACGCCCATTTAGTGAAAACATGATCGTAGTTCTCAATCGTTAGCGGTTGCCAATGCAGAAGGTCGTAAACAACCTGGGCGATCTGCCTTGCTTCGTCCCGTCCCCTTATACCGACAATGCCGCGATTTGACCATACATGCACCATCAAGTCTGTACGGATGCCGTTATGCGTCTTGTTGTCGCGCTCGTTGAATTGTCCTTCACCAATGGTGATATATGGAAACGCGGTGCCTTCTGGCACCCAATCATACACGCCGGTGACTAATGCCATCAACCCAGCATCATCTGTCAGCTTGGTGTAGACGGCCTTCTGTAGTTCCCATGCGTTCACTTGCGGCCCCCTTTCTTGGCGCCATCCCGAACAGCTTGCTTTGTGCGCTTGTCAATGTAGTCTTCGTTATCACGCAGCGAAGGCAACAGGTATGGTCGTTCAACCATATTGCGGGTGCCAAGTTCCAAGTATCTGGCATATTTAGCATCAAACACGACTTCACCGCCGAGGCCGTCACTGTCCTGTAAGACGTGCCCCGACCTGGCGAGGGTGCCGGTGTCCGACATGGGTGCCTCATAGGGTGCTGAAGCTTGGTGCGGCTTGCCCCGGCGATTGTATATTTTGCCCGTGGCTGGGCCTTTCTGCACACGTTTGACGGCTGCACGGTGGACCCGAAGAAGGCTATCAGAAATCGCGCTTTTCATTTCGTTGCGAATAGCTGGAGTAATGGCTTCCAACTGGCGCTCCAGCTTGTCCATGCCTGTCACCGTCACTTTGGTCATTGCGGCAGACCTTCTTGGCAATTGAACACCAACCAGCGGCCCCGTTCTTCTTCTTCCTGCACACCCAGCACCTTGAAGCTGCGGCCATTGTGTGTGATGAACCGTGCCGATTTATATTCAGCCTGATAGCGAACGGTGACAATGTGGGAAACGGGATATTCTAGCCGGTCATGCGCGTTTGTCTGCACTCCAGATGTAGGTTGCACCCGGCCCCATATCGTGGCGATAACGTCTTCTGTTTGGGATATAACACCGCCAGCACCCACCGCCGTTCTAGGGTGGTTCTTGAGTGTTACCCTGTGGCGCATCTTCCCTACGGTCATCGGATAGCCTTATACGGAGACCAAATCTTGCGTATCATATTGGGAACCTTGTTGACGTTTACATCAACTGTTGCCTCGCGGTTCTCGTACCAATGAACGCACAATTGAATGATGCCCTGGCGGATAGCCATTGGCACATCGTTGAAGCCGGTGCCGTAGCCAGCCACATAGACAATTTTTACGCCGTCACGGGTGCGCGTTGCGCTGGGCCACACTTGCCCATCTTTCAAGTAGACACGCGAAGCGATACCAGTTGAGACGCCATACACATCAGTCGAAACGGTGCTTTCAGTGTCGCTAGTGTTGAATGTGGAAATGCTTGTGACTGACAGCAACGGCCCATAAGGCAATTCAATCACATCGGCTTCGCTACTTAACACGTTCTGTGACGCCACCCGTACGCCATCCCACCACGGCTCGTCATTGTTCGGCCACTCGTCGTAGTAGAGCGTCCATGTCTGGCTTATCAGGGCGCGGCCTAGATACTTCTCACATGCTTCTGTAGCTGCTGTCACATACATGGCAAGCAGGCCGTCTTCGGTTTCGTGGTCAATGCGCCCTGCCGACTTCACTTCATCAACAGTGATCGGGTCCATTGCCGGTTCTGTGGTTCGTTCATAGTGTCGCATACTGCCTCACATGAAATAGTTAAAACGCGGGTTTACTTTTCGTTTTAACTGTATAATATCAACATTGAGATTACCAAATTCAGTCACCGAAAGGAATGTCCAATGTCCAATCTCGAATATACATGCGCCCAGACCGACTTTGAAAGCCTTAGCCACTACTACCATGTCGCGGCAGAATGTTCTGTTATAATCGAACGGGTCGTTGATGGTGCGCGGGGTGCGATAAACGAATATTCAGCCATTCCTGAATATGTTGAACTAGTGAATGAAGAAGGCGACCAGTGCTTTGCAACTTTTCCTGTTGCTTTAGAATATTTCCTTGGCGTTGATAATGCATCGGCGCTGATTAAGCAGATTGAAGAAATAGCCATCGACAACGTAGCATAGGGGGCAACTATGGATTTCTTAACACTCGTTCTCGTCGTTGTCGTTGGCTACTTTGCTATTCGCATTGCATGGTTTTTCATGCGGGTTGCCTTCGTGGTAATTATTGCCATCATCGCTGCTATCGGTGCCGCTTTTCGTGGCGACCTGTAAACAGAAAGGAACGTCCAATGCGTCAGTCAACACAAGACAAGATCGGCGGTGTTCTTGCTGCCGTTCTTATCGCCATCACAATTCCTTTTGCCCTTTGGTATGCATTACCACTGATAGCCATATGGGCAATGACCTACCTGTTTAACAACGACTAAAGGAACGTCCAATGGAAAGAACTAACCAGCAAGCAATGGAACATGCTCGCGCACAGGCTATCAAGTTCGGGGTGCTAAAGGCCACTATCCATCCATCAGAAGACACGTTCACCCCGCATTGGTCAGCAACGCCCGACTTCATCAATTGGCTGGCAGACCAGCTAGAAGACGCCATCAAAGACGCTGACACGGTAAACACCGAACGCGCAGCCGTCAGGGTGCATACCACCCGCACCATTCTTGATCAAGCCGTCGAAGCGTTCATGGAAGGGGTAGACGAATAATGGGACATTGGGACGCAGAAATGGAAAAGACGCTGACTGATATGTGGGCAGACGGCGCACCTATCAAAGATATTGCCAAGAAGCTGCGAAAGAACATTGCCACCGTATCGGCCAAGCGCAGGCATATGAACCTGCCCAAGCGCCACATGGTTAACGGAAAACGAAAAATACAAGGTGAGCCTCTTTGCCCACAGTGTGAAATTGTATTGGTGCATCTTGCAAAGAATTTGAACGAAGGAAACCCGTGTTTAATTCAATCATGCCCTTTCCGGTCTTATCAAATCAGTCTATTCAAACCAACCAAAGAGGAAGAAGAACTATGAGCTATCATGTTTTTGCACGCAATTTCTGGAAGCGTAACCCCGAATGGCCGGGTGGCCGTGAGCCGCATTTAGGTCGCAAGACCACCTTGTGTTATGTGCAGACAGAAGCAGAGGCGAGACGCGCCTGCATGGAATACAACGCCGACAACGACCCAGGCTTCCTGTCACGCAAAGCCGAATATGAAGGGGCATAGACTATGAACAAAACAGACCGCCGCGAATGGACCCAATATTGCCAGGCGTTAAAAGAAAACAACACAGAAGTGATGCAACGCTTTATCAGCCGTTGGGGTGCGACCAGCCACAACATCATGGACTATGAAAACGATGGAAGGAACAAAGCCAACAAAAAACGGGGCCGCTGAACGGCCCCGCTTCCGGTCTATCAGTGAGGGGGGAAGGAGACTACCCGACAGACCTTAATTCGCTTTGTTCTCTGGTGCCGCGCCCTTTTTCTTGGGTGCGGCCTTTTTCTTAACTTTGGGTTTCACTTCTTCTGCGAACCCGCCTTCAATGGCATCAGCAGCTAGACCCTCGCGGCTTTCCAGATTGATTTCATCATCTTTCTTGCCGGTCAGCGTATGCATCCCATCAAGGTTGTAGGACCATTCTTTGAGTAGCCGTATTTTCATTCTAACGCCCTTCCGTTGGATTTGATGTTGGGGAGTTAGGGTGCCTGCGCTTCACCCGTGTAGCCCCGTTAAAATCGCCGTTTTAACAGCGTCGGACGGAACAACCGAGGCAAGAGGGACAACCCTTCACGGCGCAAGGCCCAGATCGTCCCGCCCGAACCTCGATTAGCCAGTCGTGCCACGCATCAGCGGCTTGAGAACGGCCACTGCGCCGAGTGTGCCGCCTGAAGTTACCGAAGTCGACACGATAGACAGGCGCACATAGCGTTGATCCCCGATGTAACCGATCTTCGTCACAGCGTTGTCGTCGGTGGCGGCAAAGCCAGCATCGCTTTCTGTGCCAAGCAAGTCGGCGTCAGCTACAGCAGCAGCGTCAGAAAGGTTGGCGGCGTCACCTTCTTCAATCAAAACGGCATATGCGCCATCTGTAAGGGTGCCAGACTGAATGACAAATTCAACAGCCTTATTGCCCTTGGTGTCGATGATGTCACCAGCCGTAGTGGTGTTAGAACTGATAGCCTGCGTATCAAGCGCATTGCTAACTGTAATATTGTTGTGCAAATCGCGGAGCATGTTGCTCTCCTTTTCTTGCGTGTTTCAAATAAGGGGGACCGAAGCCCCCCTGTTTTTTTGAGCCTACGAGGTGCCGAATTTCAGCAGCTTGATGGCTTCGCTGTCCACAACGTCGCCGCCTACACGCTTGGTGGTGTAGTACTGGACGTAAGGCTTGGCAGAGTACGGGTCAACCAGCAACCGGATGCCCTGGCGATCAACAATCTGGTAGCCAGCACTGAAGTTGCCGAAGGCAATAGAGAAGCTGTCAGCACCGATAGCAGCCATGTCTTCCAGTTCGGTGATTGTCGCACCCAACAGGTTAGACTGCTGCAAGTCAGTGAAGTTCGGCTGCCACAGATAGTTGCCGTCACCGTCCTGAATTTTGCGAACAGCACCAACAGTGGAACGGCTCATAGCCCAGCTTGCACCCTGGCGATAACCAGCCTTGAGCGCATAGACCAGATCAATCAGTGCGTCACCGGGATCGGTAGCATTGAAGCCACCAGAGGCACCAGTAATGACATATTGCAACACGCCGAAGGCGCGGCTTGCATCAGCCGTTGTAACAGCAGTTGAAGCGTAGTCCATAAAGCCGCGAGGCTGTGTCACGCCGTTGCCGTTCACAAACGCGGTGTTTTCGGTACGGGCCATCTTGTCAGCAACTTTGCCATTCAACCAGCCAGCAATGTCCAACTGTGCATCGTCAAGCATGTTCTGCGTGATACGCGGGTTGGCGTACTGTTCGTGAACGGGAATTTCAAACTTGCCGAGTTCGGGTGTGTCCGTTTCAGACCGGGCTGCGGTTTCACCCACCCAACCTGTCGTCGCTTCATCACGGTCAAGCGGGACTTCCCAGCGGTCAGTGCCGATGGTCACTGTGGACGCAATAGAGCGCACAGGCGAAGTCTCGAAAATCTTGGTGATGATGTTGGTTGCCATCGTCGGCGGCACCAGATAGCCACCCTGCGGGTCGCCAGCAATAGACAACGCCTTTGTTTCGGCATCGTTCATCGCGTGCTTTTCAGACCGGCGCAGGTAAGAACGAACAAACGACTTTTCGTAGTCGTTAAACTTGCCCATGTCCACCTGGTCTTCCAGCAGTTGGTCTACTGACTTATGCTGTGCCAAGGCCATAAACTTGTGCGCTTCGCCAAAATCGACGCCGTTGTCGTTGTCAGACGCACGTTTCAGCGCAGCTTCCAATTCGTCGGCACGTTTGGTCTGTGCTTCAGCTTCGGCCTTGATGCCCTTCTGGGCTTCCATGATTTCGTCAAACTTGGTTGAGAAATCGTCGTTGGCGGTTTTCAGCTTTTCCTCGATCAGAGGGTCAACTGCGCCTTTTACAGCGGCATCAATGCGCTCTTGGTTGGTTTCCTTATAACCTTCCCAATCGCGCTTTAGGCCGTCAATTGCTTCTTTGAGTTCCATTTTGGTCAACTCCGTTTATTTGAGTGCAGATCGTGCGCCGTCAATGGCGCGGATTAGTTCCTCATTGTCAACGTCACGTTGACCGAATGACTTAACACGGGAAATGAAGGCGTTTGCCTCTCGCTGCGAAAAGCCAGCATCGCGCAAGGCTTGGTTCGCTTCCCGGACCGTAGCAAGGTTGGCAAAGTCTTTTGCTGACTTCACCCGTGCTATGCGGGCTTCTTCGTTCGCGGGGCCGCTTACTGCGGATACCTCGAACAATTCAACGTCCTTAAGAATACGAATATCGTTCTCGCCGTCAAGGTCGTACTTGCGGGTTCGGTATCCGATGGACAGGCCGGTAACAGCACCGTCTTTCATTAACTCGTACACTTCGCGGGCGCGTGATACACCCAGCGTCAGCTTGCCTTCTACCCACAAGCCTTGTTCGCGTTCTTCCATGATTGACCATTTGCCAATCGGTTCGCGGGGGTCGTGCATCCAGTACAGGCCGACATGTTCAATGGGGCGTTCCTT